CTCACGCGCAGAAAAAATCTGCGGGCCGGCTGAGCCCTTGAAACCGCCTCTTGATTGGACGGAATTCAAGTTTGGATCAGCCCGGAACCGAGCAGGCACGCCCGGCGTGGGGCGGCAAGCGCTCGGGCGCCGGCCGCAAGCCCAAGGGATACGTGCGTCCCGCGACGCTGGCCGAGATCGACCTGGCGCATGCGCTGGGCGAGCCGCCGCCGGACGAGATCGAGCCGGTCGCGCAGCAGCACGCCCGCCTCGCACTTGAAACCTTCGTCAAGCAGCTGACGCACGGGGCCAGCGAGGCAGCGAGCGTCGCCGCGGCGAATGCGCTCCTTGACCGTGCCTACGGGAAGCCCGCAACCGATGTCGGGGGGACCGGTCTCCTGCCGTTCATGGGCCGCATCCCGAGCCGCTCGATCGCCGCCGAGATCCGCGACCAGGCGCGCGGTTATGCCAACCTCGCGATCATCAGGCTGAAATACATTGCCGAACATGGCCGCGCCGAGAGTGCGCGGGTCAGCGCCGCGAAATCTTTATGGGATAGGGGTCTCGGCACGGCGGCGCCGGCGAAGCTCGACGCCGACGGGCCCTCGCGTCCGCTGGGCAAAAAGGAGGAGGCGGCGATCGCCGCCAATGCGCCCGCGTCCGAGAATTCGGGCTGGGGCGATGATCTGCAGCCGAGGGTGCATTGACCTGGTCGACGGCTTGCCCGGATTGGGAAGAGCGCCTCATGGCCGGTCGCTCGTTGGTGCCCGACCTGCCGCTTTTCGAGGACGAGGCGTCGCGGGCGGTCCGCATCTTCTCGCGGCTGCGGCTGCCCGACGTGTCGGGATATCCGACGCTCGATGTGGCACTGCCGTGGCTCATCCCGGTCGTGGCGGCGCTCTTCGGCGCCTACGACGTCGAGCTGCAGCGCCGGATGATCCAGGAGGTCTTTGAACTCGTCCCGAAAAAGAACGGAAAATCGAGCGGGTCGGCAGGGATCATGCTGACGGCGATGATCATGAACCGCCGCCCGGCGGCGGAAGGGGTGCTGATCGCCCCGACCAAGGAAATCGCCGACATTACCTATCGGCAGGCATCAGGAATGATCCGGCTCGACCCCGAGCTCGCCCCGAAGTTTCACACGACCCGCCATCAGCGCACGATCACCGATTGGCGGGAAGGCCTCGAAGGCGCTCAGCTTCAGATCAAGGCGGCCGATGTCGACGTCGTGACCGGCGGCAAGCAGACCTACGGCCTCATCGACGAGACCCATGTCTTCGCCACGAAATCCAATGCGTCCGAGGTCTTTGTCGAACTCCGTGGGGCCCTGGCGGCGCGACCGGACGGGTTCCTGATGCAGATCACGACCCAGTCGAAGTCACCGCCCTCCGGGGTGTTCAAATCCGAATTGATGCGAGCCCGCGCGGTCAGGGATGGCCGGATAGACCTGCCGATGCTGGCGGTCCTCTATGAACTGCCCGAGCGGATGGCGAAAGACGGCGTCTGGAAAGACCGGGTCAACTGGGGCCTCGTCAACCCCAACCTCGGTCGCTCGGTCGACGAAGCCTTCCTCGAGCGCGAGATACGGACCGCCGAGGACGAGGGCCCGACAAAGCTCGCGTTGATCGCATCGCAGCATTTCAACGTCGAGATCGGCATCGGACTGCGGACGAACCAATGGGCCGGCGTAAAATATTGGGAACGCCGCGCGGATCCAGACCTGACGCTTGCGTCACTTCTTGACCGCTGTGAGGTCGTCGTCGTCGGGATCGACGGCGGCGGGCTCGACGATCTTTTCGGGCTGGCTGTGCTCGGCCGCGAGAAAGCGGACACCACGGTCGCCGGCGAGCAGACGAAGCGCTGGCTCCTCTGGTCGCACGCCTGGTGCCACGAAGGCGTCCTCGATGAGCGCAAATCGATTGCGCCGCGCCTTCTCGACTTCCAGAAGGCGGACGAGCTGACGATCGTCGATGACGAACTCGCGGACCTCTCGGCGATCATCGCACATATCGAGGGGATCAAGGATCGGGGTCTCCTCGCCGAAGTCGCCGTCGACCCGGCCGGGCTTGGGGAGCTGGTCGATGCCCTGGCCGCGATCGACATCACCGAAGAGAACAAGCTCCTGGTCGGCGTCGGCCAGGGATACCGGCTGATGAACGCGATCAAGACGGCCGAGCGGCGCCTTGCCAATGGCACCCTCATTCATGGGGGCTCGTCGCTGATGGCGTGGTGCGTCGGCAACGTGAAAATTGAACCGACCGCAACCGCGATCCGCGCGACAAAGCAGAACGCGGGCGACGCGAAGATCGACCCCTGGGCCGCGGCGATGAACGCGGTCGACCGGATGTCGCTTAACCCGGCGGCAATGCGATCGGTCTACTCGGAACGCGGGATCTTGGTCATTTGATAGCGCGGATTGCAGAAGCCGCGCCCGGGGTCCTCATCGATCTCCTGGGGCTGGCCGGGTTTGCCGCCGTCACCTATGGCGCCTGGCAGTTCTCCGGGCCGGTTGGTTGGATCGTCGGGGGTGTCCTGGCCGTCGCGGCTGCATCGCTGCTCTCTTGGGGGCGCTGAGTTGAATGGGACTCTTCGGACGTCTCACCGCGCCACTCCAGCGAGCGAGCGCCGGTGTCCCCAGCTTCGGCATGATCCCGCCGTTGGGGTCGATCCAGTCGGCTTCGGGCCTTCTGGTCAGCCAGGCGACGGCGATGACTGTCTCCTCGGTCAACCGGGCCGTGACGGTGCGCTCGAACGATGTCGCCCGGTGTGAACCGTCAATTTACGAGACGGCCGAGGACGGCACCCGCACGAAGATCGACCCCGAGGACCACGCGGTCGCAAAGCTGCTGACGCGGCCCAACCGGGTCCAGACCTGGTTCGAGTTCGCCCGCGACCTCTGGGTCGCCTACCTCCTGCGCGGCAACGCCTATGCCGCAATATTGCGCGACGGTCGGGGAAACCCGACGGAGCTGATCTGGATCAACCCCGACGCGGTGATGATCCTTGAGGCTGCCGACGGCAACTGGTTCTACAACGTCAACCGGATCGGCCTTTTCCAGGTCGCTATGCTGCGCTCCCACCCGGTCGCGATCCCCGCCGAGGACATGCTCCATATCCGGGGCATGTCGTTCAACATGCTGGTCGGCGCCTCGACGATCGGGCTCGCCCGCGACGCGATCGGGTTGGCGATGGGCCAGTCGCAGCAGCAAAGCCGATGGGTCGGTAACGGCGCGCGGCCCTCGGTCGTCCTAGAGGCCCCCTCGCTCCTGAGCGACGAGGCGGCCATGCGCCTCAAGAGCAGCTGGGAAGAATTCTCGGCCGGGATCCAGAATGTCGGGCGTACCGCGGTGCTCGAACAGGGCATCACCGCCAAGGCATTGCAGCTGACCTCCGTAGACCTCCAGTTCATCGACCAGTGCAACCTGACGGTGCAGGACATCGCGCGGTTCTTCGGGGTGCCGACCCGGAAGCTGATGCAGCAGGACACCTCGCGCGGCTCGACGATCATCCAGGAAGACCAGAGCTACATCAATGAGACCGTGTCGCCCGACCTTGAAATGTTCGAGCAGAAGATCGCGCAGACCTTTGGTCTCACCGAAGAGGGGCTCGGCATTGACATCGACGAAAGCCCGCTCCTGCGCGCCGACCCGCTGACCCGATACAACATCGGCCGGATCGGCATCCTCTCGGGGATGATCAGCCCCAATGAATGGCGCCGCGGCGAACGCCTGCCGCCGGCGCCTGGCGGGGATGAAATCCGGGCACCGGTCAACCTCGCGGCCTTGGGGTCCGACATGACCGGCGAGGCGGCTGACGCGGCCGGACGACCGGCGGCGGGGCAGATGCCAAAGCCCGGGGTGCCGACCGACGGATCGGACGTCGCCCAGGAGGGGGCGCACGAGCCCGAACTCACGCGGGGAGCGACGATCAACGTAGCGGTCGATGCCCGGCGTGCCGCAACGACAAAACGCCGAGCCGTGCTGTCGCGCAACGAGGACGGCACGGTCGCCTTCGACATAACCGAAACCGAGGAGGAGGCCGCGTGAGATTTGCCCTGTCGGCTCGCGCGGAGCATGCCCTTCTCGGAGCAATCGCGGAGAGCATCCGCGACGGCACATTGCGGCTCTTCAATGGGGAGCCGCCGGGCAGCGCAAACGAGGTGACGACGCAAGAGCCTTTGGCGGCTTTGAGCTTTACGCGCGTCGCGGTCGCTGGCGGCCAGGTGTCGGCCGATATCGAACAGGAGATCGCGGCCGCGAGCGGCCAGGCCTCATGGGCGAGGGTTTCCGACCGCGAGGGCAACCCGATCTTCGATTGCGACGTGGGTGGAGACCGGGAAGGCGCCGTGGTCACGCTCAACACGACGCAGATCAGGAAGGGCGGTCCGGTGACGATCCGCTCTTTCTCGGTGGGGTTGCGCCGTTGAGTTGGGCCTGCATTTCAAGATATGGCGGGGTCGGCGACAACCTGATCGCGTCATCCGTGCTGGCCCCGCTTCGCACGAAATACGGGCGCGTCGAGGTCATCACCCAGTGGCCGCAGCATGTTGTCTTCGAGAACAACCCGCACATCGACAAGCTGTCGGTCCACAAGCCCGGCGATATCCCGGGCGAGACCTTGGAGGCCTGGGCCCGGTGGCATCGGGTCCGGGCGAAGGAATACGACTTCTTTGCCAACCTGTCGCACACCGTCGAGGTGTTGAAGGCGTTTCTTCCGGCACAGACGCAATTCGATTGGCCGGTCGCCTGGCGCCGCGAGTATTGCGCGGGCAGCTACATTGAGGCGGTTGCCAAAGTCTGCGGGGTCGATCCGGCCGATTGCGAACCGAGGTTTTTCCCGACTGAGGAAGAGCACGCAAAGGCCAAGGCCACTTTCGGCGAACAGATCGGCAAGCGCCCGGTCATCGGCTGGGTCCTGTCGGGTTCTCGGGTCGACAAGATTCATCCGGCGGGAACTCTTATTGTCGCGCGTCTGATCGCGGAACTTGGCGCGCAGGTCGTGATGTTCGGAGCGCCGGGGCGGGACTATGACATGGCCGTGCGCATCCAGGAGCACGTCAAGCGGCAGAACGGCACGACCAATGGCCTCCATTCGATGTGCGACAGTTTTCAGCCGGATATGACGTTCGAGAACCAGAAGTTTCCGATTCGCCGCATCCTGACGCAACTTCGATATTGCGACCTGGTGATCAGCCCGGATACCGGACCCGCCTGGGCCGTGGCGATGGAGGACGTGCCGAAGATCATCCTGGTGAGCCACGCCAGCGCCGAAAACATCACCGGCGGCTGGCGGAACACCGTGACACTGCATGCCGACCGGCATCGGGTCCCGTGCTGGCCCTGCCATCAGCTCCATGACACGCTCGATACCTGCACCCCGGACGAGACCAAGCAGGCCGCGGCGTGCATCTCGTCGATCTCGGTCGCGTCGATTATCGAAGAAGCGGCTAAAATACTAGCGCGGGCGGATGTCCATGCGTCTCATCATCAACGACTCGCTGCCGATCAAAGGGGCGCGACCAATGGAAGTCAGGGAACTCAAAGACGCACTCGCGGCGTTCAACCCGTCGGGAATGGTATCGGTGGCGATTCCCTCTCTGGGGCAGCCACATGAGGTGCGGTCGATCCACCTCGTCGGACACCTCGACCACCCCGGCGAGGTCAAGAACGACCCGGATCATCCCGGAGCTCTCGACATCGTCTGCGATTCCTGGGATGCGCCGACACTGGGCAGGCCGGCACCGAAAATCGCCGCGCTACTGAAGATGATCGAGCCCTATCCGGACGGAATGCACGTTCGCGTCGCGGCCCCGGTGGTTCACGACAGCATGTCGCACCGGATGCTCGATATCGTGATGATCGGCCACGCGGTCGGCACCGCGTCCGGGGTCCAGCTGGTCTGCGAAAACTGGGACAATCCCCACCAGGTCATCAAGGAAATTCCCGAGATGGCGGCTAAGCGGCTGGCTGAGGCTGCCACGGCGCAAGAGGGAGCGTAGGCCATGGCAAATATGGGCACTTACGCCGAGAACTTCCTTCTTGCCTATTTGCTCCTCGGCGCGACGGCAACGCGCCCGGCCGCCTGGGGCATCGGGCTCTCGCTTGGTTCGCCGACATCCGTTTCCGGCAGCGAGATCGCGTCGGGCACGGGCATCGTGCGATCGAGCGGGCAATTCGTGTCGGTCAACGCCAATACCTTCAGCAACAGCGTCGCCAATACCTATGGCCCGGTCAATGCCGCCGGTAGCTATAGCGGGATTGTGATCATGGATTCGCTGCCCGCCAGCTACACGGCAGATCAAGGTCATTTGTTGATGGGCGGATTACTCGCTACAGCACGAACGGTCGGATCCGGAGATTCACTTGTGCTCGCTGTGGGTGGTCTCACCGTCTCGTTGTCGTAAGCGATGTCCGTCAAGGTCGCCAACTGCCGCCATGGGTCACAAGTCTATCTCGATTCGGATATCTATTTCGGTCCGCTGATCGAGCGGTGCGGCGAGTACAACGAGGGAGAAGTCGATCTTTTCCGCCATCTGATCGGCGAGGGCAGCGTGGTGATCGATGCGGGCGCGAATATCGGCTGCCATACGGTACCGCTCGGGAAGATCGTCGGGCCAACGGGCATGGTGTTGGCCTTCGAGCCGCAGCGGCCGATTTATTACGCGCTTTGCGGAACACTGGCGCTCAACGAGCTTTGGCACGTCACCGCCTATCCCGTGGCCCTCGGCTCTGAGCGGGGAACAACGAAAGTGGCCGCCATCAACTATTCGAAGCCGGCCAATTATGGCGGGGCTTCGATCGGCAACGAACTGCACGGGCATGATGTCCCCGTCGTCCGGCTGGATGATTTCGAGCTGCCGTCGCTCCGATTTATCAAAGCCGACGTCGAGGGTCACGAAACGGAATTGCTAATGGGCGCTCGAGAGACGATCCGCCGGCATCGGCCGATCCTCTACGTAGAGAACGATCGGATCGAGAACTCCGACCGGCTGATAGACACGATGCTCGGTCTTGAATACCGACTTTATCTGCACGCGCCGCCGCTGTTCAGTCCGAACAACTTCAGGGGATGCGACAAGAACCTGTTCCCCAATGTCGTGTCGGTTATGCTTCTGGGTATTCCAGCCGAAGCATCAACTTCTTTCTCGATCCACGGCATGCGGCCGATCGCCCGGCCGGAAGACATGGTGAAATTCGGCCATCTCGTGATTTAGGCCGATGTCCGCGGGTTCCTTCGCCCAGAACCTCCTCCTCCAATATGGGCTCATCGGCGCTACGGCGACGAGGGTGACAGCCTGGAGCGTCGGGCTCTCCCTGGGATCGCCCCAGGAAGGGACACTGAGCGAGATCGCGGCCGGTTCCGGGTATGTGAGGCAGCCGATCGGGTTTGCTTCGAGCGTCGCCAACACGTTCACGAATTCGGCCGCGGTCAGTTTTGCGGCGTTCAGCTCCAATGCGACCGTCTCCGGGATCTTCGTCGTAAACAACGCCGGGAGCCTTTTGCTTTACGGCACGCTGTCCCCGGCGACGGCAATAGCGCGCGGCAGCATCGGGGTCATCGCTTCGGGGGCACTCAAGGTGGCATTGAACTGAGATGGCAGCAGCAAATTTCGTCGCGACGCTGACGGTCGTCGGGGGCGAGACCTCGAAAACGACTACTGTCGAAGCAGCGCGCGCTGTCCTGGCGCCCGCTGGCGCGATGGCGGCGCCACTGCTGCTCATCGATGTTCAGAGCCGGGCACAATTTGCCGGCGCGGGGGCCATGACCTCCACGCCTTTAGCCATCGAGATGATCGTCGATGCTCTACAAACGAACAAGATCGACAACAACTCGATGCAGGGTGCGGTCGCCGGGTCTCCGGGGACAATGCCGACGCATTGGTCGGTTAATAATAGTCCAGGACTGACGCAGACAATATCGTTGAGCACGGTCAACGGTGTCGACGTAATTTCGCTCCGATTCAACGGGACGCCTACTTCTACCGGGGCGGTCCAACCGATCTTCATGTTGCCGGCGGGCGCTCTTGCGAGTTTTGGGCAAGACTGGGATCTTTCAGCCTATCTAGCTATAATTGCGGGTAGCACGACAAACGTTACTTCTGATAGGCTGAGTTACAACGAACAACCTCTTGGCGGCGGGTTTCTGGCCTTCCACAATGGACCCGATCTAACCTCAATTTTGACCTCGACGCTGACGCGATATTCCTATAGTGCGACTAATACCCAGGGCGCTACTGGAAGTGTCCGTCCAGTTTTTACTTTCAGTGTGACGATCGGCCAGCCGGTAGACATCACGTTTTCTATCGGGTGGCCGCAATTAGAGCTTGGCACGGCCGCGACTGCCGCCATCCGCACCACGGGTGCCGCCTCGGATGGTATGGCGCCTATGTTCCTGATGACGGCCGGCGTTCTACCGGAACAGTTCTTAGGCACCACCCTTGCTGGTGGCGGGGCCATCACAGCGGACGTCATCCCCGAGCAGTTCATTTCGGTCAGTCTCGCGGGTGCGGGATCAATAGCGGCCGGCCTGCGGGCGACCGAGCCGGTCCTCGGCGCCTTTGCGGGCGCGGGGGCCATCACAGCGGACGTCATCCCCGAGCAGTTCATTTCGGTCAGTCTCGCGGGTGCGGGATCGATAGCGGCCGGCCTGCGGGCGGCCGACGCAGTCACGGTCACCTTCGCCGCGGCCGGGTCTCTCGGCGGCGGAACGTTGACGAGAGAACAGGTCCTCGGCGCCTTTGTCGGCGCGGGTGCCATTACCGCCCCGGATATTCTGCCGCAGCAGTTTGTCACCAACGTCCTGGCTGGTGTGGGGTCGATGGCCGCCGCGCCCGAATCCGTGGATGTCGTCGTAAGCGCGTTGAACAGCGCGGGCTCGATCGCCGCCGCGGCAGGATCCGTGGGCGCCGCCATAAGCCTTTTGAGCGGTGCAGGCGCACTTGCCGCCGATTTCCTGCCGCAGCAATTCGCAAGCGCGGTCCTTGCTGGTTCGGGGTTGCTCTCGGCGAACTTAGCAGAGAAGGAACTCACGGCCGCGGCGTTCGTAGGTTTGGCGGCCTTGAGCGCCGATTTTGCCGAAAAGGATCTGGTAGCAGCGGCACTTGTGGGATCCGCGACGCTCGGCACCGATTTTGCGGCGGCTGGAACGGGGCGGGCCGTCGCAGCCGCAATGGCCGGCGCGGGTGCTCTTCGGGCGGATTTAGGCGTCATTTCGGCCGCGGCAGCCGGGGAACCCTCGATCCTCGGCGGTCATTCAGCCCGCAGGCGGCGCCGCGCCGTACGGGGCAACCTGGCCCTCTACCTGATGGCGTTCGGCGCGGAAGCCTCGGGCGAGGTCGAGGAGCCGAGAGAGGGCCGCGCGGCGGCTCTCTTCGGGTTCGCGGCTCGGGCGCGCGGAGCAGTCGGCGCAGCTGGGGCGCTCGAATGCCCGCTGCCGGAATTCAGTGTCGCGGTGCGCGGGGAAATCGCGCCCTGCGGCGAGATGCGAAGTTTCCTGGGTGTCGAAGCCCGGGCGGTCGGCAGGTTCGACCATTTCAGCGACGACGAAATTTCCGCGCTCTGGCCATGGCTGCTGCTGGCCGCTTAGGGGGACGCATGATCCGCACGATCTTCCCGGCGCAGGTTACCAGCCTCGGCGACGACGAGGTAGAGGTCGTCCTTTCGACCGGCCTCAAGGCGCGCGACGGTCACGTCCTCGTGCCCGAGGGCTGCGACCTCTCCGGCTACCGAAGCAACCCGATCGTCCTCTGGCAGCACTCGCCCGAAACCCCGGTCGGTCGCGCCTCGGAGATCCAGGTCAGCAACGACAAAATCATCGCGCGCATCACCTTTGCGCCCCTGGGGGTGTCGCCCAAGGCCGACGAGGTGCGCGGATTGGTCAAGGCGAACGTGATCTCGGCCGTCTCGGTGGGTTTCGACCCGGTCGACGGCGAACCGCTCGACCCGAAGCGCCCCAGAGGCGGGCAGCGCTTCACCCGCTGGGAATTGCTGGAATGCAGTTTCGTCAGCGTCCCAGCCGACCCTGGCGCGATCGTCACGGCACGTGCGAACGGAGAAATCGACATGGCGGACTGGAAAGTCGGCGCGGCGCGCAACCTCCCGGTCGAGGACAGCGACGCCTGGGACGGCCCGGCGGCCGAGAAGTCGATCTTCGACCATGCCGGCGGCGACGAGTTCGACCCGGTGAAGGCTCGTGCGGGGTTCCTCGTCTACGACGCCGACGCGCCAAAGCTGCGCGGCTCCTACAAGCTGCCGATCGCGCACGTGGTTGACGGCGAACTGAAGGTGCCGAAGGGCGCCCTGCGCGCCGCGGCCTCGCGCCTCCCGCAGGCCGACATCGGCGACGCGAAGGACGAGGCGGAGAAGGTCCTCAAGGCCTACGAGAAAAAGGCCGGGATCGGTGATGATGCCGAGCGTGCCGTAAAACCGCGCCGGGCGCGCCGCGCGCCGCCGCCGGTGATCAGGCTGCGCGGCATGTCGGATCTTGGCCGGTTCGCCTATCTGCTCGATTGCCTCGCCGACCTCAAATGCTCAGCCGAGATCGAGGCGGCGCTTGAAGGCGACGAATCGCAGGTTCCGGCAATGATCGCCGCCGCGCTGCAGAGCGCCGGCACTGCGATGCTGGCGATGGCCGCCGAGGAGATCGCCGAGCTGATCGGCGGCGAAGAGGCCGACGACGACAGCGGCGAAGGCCTGGGCGACGACGACATGATGATGATCGTGGCCTCGACGACCCCGGCGCAGAAGCGGTTCCGCGTCGGGGCCGCTCGTGCAAGGGCGCTCCTCACCCGCAAGGGCAAGACCCTCTCGGCGGAGACCGCACGCTGCCTGCGCTCGGCCCTCGACATGCACGACACGGCCATGGACCAGCATCGCTCGGCGATGCGGGCGCACCGCGCGGGGGCGCAATATATCCGCGACCTCATCGATCCCGAAGACGACACGGGAGACGAGAACGGCCAGGGCGCCGAAGGCGACAATTCGACAATCCAGAAGCCCAATGGCGTCGCCGAGGACGAAGGTTCGCGCAGCCTCGATTACCGCAAGCGCCAACTCGATGCGCTCCTCCTGGCAGGGGCGTAGTTTCAATGGCGAGCCCAGCAGCCGCGCAACTCCGCCTGGCCTTGGCGGATACCTGGGCCTTCTACTTCAAGTCGCATAGCTTCCACTGGAACGTCCAAGGGCTGCTGTTCCGCCAGTTGCATGAGTTTTTCGGCGACCTCTATTCAGATGCCAACGGCGCGGTCGATGACCTCGCCGAGCATCTTCGGGCCATCGGCGAATTGGCGCCGTCATCGCTGGTCGAGATCGATCAGCTTTCGCGCATCACGTTTGCGCCCTCGCCACCCGACGCGATGCGGATGGTCGCAACGCTCAGCGCGGACAATGAGCTTGTCCTCGGCAGTCTTGGTGCCGCGCAGGCTGCCGCAGCAGCTTCCGGCGAGGATGGCCTCGCGAATTTCCTGCAAGACCGGCTCGACCGGCACAAGAAATGGGGCTGGATGCTCCGAGCCACGCTCGGAACCGTCGAGGGTGAAGTTCTACGCGAAGCCGATTATAGACGGCGCGAGGTGGAGGCCTTAGCGCTCGCAGCGCCCATCTGAAAATCCCCACGGGGATCGCCCAAATAAGTCGCCGCTTGGGCAACGGCTTCCCGCAGCGTCGTGAGACGCCGCCTTCCTGATCATTGGAGCCTACTTGATGGAAAAGGTCAGCGACCTGATCAAGCGGCGCGCGACCGCTTACGATGCTTTCGCGGCAATCGCCAACCTCGAAACCCTGGATGACCAGCAGAGGCGGGATTATCCGACGCTGAAGGACGCCGTCACCGACCTCGACGCGCAAATCGTCCGGGCACGGGAGGCGCAGGAGTTGTCGGCCTCCACCGCTCGCCCGGTGGCCGGGCAGGAAAACGCCTACCGCGCGCCAGCCTCGCCGGAGAAAGACCCCTACATCAGCGACGAGGCCGCCAAGGCGCGCGGCATCGGCACGAGCAAGGGTCTCGTCGTCGGCGGCATGATGAGGATGATCGGCCGGGCCGCGAGCGAGTTCACCTCGCCCTCGAAGATCGCGGAAGCGGTCTATGGTGCCAATCACCCGATCACCCGCGCGCTGATCACCGGCACAGGCCCGGCAGGCGGCTTTATCGTGCCGCCCGATTACATCGCGGAGATCATCGAGCTTCTGCGACCGCTGGCGCAGGTCCGCGCCGCCGGCCCCCGCACGATCCCGATGCCCAGGGGGACGATGAGGCTCCCCGGCCAGGCGAGCGCGGCGACGGCGTCCTACGGGGCGGAAAACACCGCTATCGCGCAGTCGCAGCAGACGCTCCGCACGATCGTCGCGACCTACAAGAAGCTGACCGCCTTGGTGCCCGTGTCCAATGACATGATGCGGTACGCCGACCCGGCGGTTGACGCCTTCGTGCGCGACGACCTGGTGAAGGTCATCGCGCTTCGCGAGGATCTGGCATTCCTCCTCGGCGACGGTACGCAGGACACCCCGCGGGGTTATCTCAGCTTTGCCA